AGCGGAAAAAATATACATGTAAAACAAAATGAAAGATATCCAGAACCATGGATGGCATTTGATATAAATGCTCCAAAAACTATAACTGGTGTACCTATTAGAACAAAACAATTAAATAGAAGTTATACAGAGACAATAAATGGCGACATCAGAACAGTGGTAAATTCAAAATTTCCTGTAAATTTTAATATATATTTAGTTTCATTAAAAACAAATTACACTGATAATGATTTATTTGAACTGATACCATTTAAAGAGAATAATTTTAGTCTTCCTCATATTTGGGGCATAATTACTGATATCACGGGTGTGCCATTAACATTTAATAGAATAATCGAAGATGCTAAGGATGAGTTATTATTTATTATACCAGGCGAGTGTTATGATTTAGAAAAGGTAAGTAATGAAAATTTTGTAATTGGAGTAGATTCTGCGAGATATTTAGCCGTCGGAAAAGGAAATGACACATCTATAGCTTGGTCGGATAATTTATTTAAATGGAATGTGTCAAATATATCGGATATAATGAATATAGTTTTTAAAATAAAACATAAACACGGACTGTGGATAGCAGTCGGAGATGGGAACTTTAACATAGCCATTTCAAAGAATGGAAAGACGTGGAAGGGTTTATATTCTAGATATAATAGTAAATATTCATTACTGGAGTCAACATCTACCGATAAAATAGAAGATTCTTATTTCACATCATTATCTGTAACAGAACAAAGAACAAATCTAGTAGACATTCTTCCTTATATACCAAAGGTTGAGGGAATTTTTTTTAAAAATTTGTCTATATTAAGACTTTTTGATAAAATAGAATATTACGTAGGAACTCAAATATGGCAAACATTAACTTTTGACGACCTTAAGGCATTGATTGATACGGAAGTTGGACACGGCGAATATTTAAATTTACTAAGAAATACAAATAAAATTAAAAAATTAGGAAATATAGATTTTTCGGTTATGATACCAGGTTTTACAAAGTCTCTTAATTCAAAACTAGAAACTTTTACAAATGTTTCCGAAAGCGGGTCATTTCCAAACGGTTTACTAGACAATCAAAAACTTTACATTAAAATGTATTATAAAAAACTAGAAGAAGAAATAGGAACCACGGTGTCAAGTGCTCAGATGAACCTACCCGGAGTTACATTTGACAATTTAATGAATAATACACTAATACCTGTTCCAAGAGACAACAATTACTATGTCGATTCTTTATTAGGAGACAATTATGGTTTTCAACTGGGAGATACGTATAAAAATGTAAATGGATATTTCAGTGCTAATTTTTCAACGGAAATATCCAGATTAAGGATGTACTACAAGAATTTTGAATTATCAGAACCGGATATAAATAAATTTAAATTAACTCGAGAACTCTCTCAGATTACTAAGTTAACTCAAACTTTATATTTTGAAACTCAAAATAAATCAGAAATTAAGATGAATTTAGATAATTTTTCTCTATACTCATCGCATTTAATTTTATCTGGATGGCTCTCGTCGGGAACACACGTTACATCTATGTTTTTGGAATTAAACGGGTATAAAATAAACAACAATACTTCAATAAAATTACTTGAATATGCCTCAATTTATTCATTGGGGTTAAATTATAATCGTTATTATTTTAATAATGTAGATAAAGAAGATGGACTCGGTTCAATTGTAATTCCGCTTGCTAGCACGGCTTATTCTGGTTCAAGTATTCCACTAGATAGATACGATTCTATAAAGCTTAGAGTATTTTTTAATCAATCAGCTGGTACAAATTCATATCTTAATGTTACTTGTGTTGGACAAGGAACTATAACATACGACAATTCTACAGCAAATTTAAATATATACTAAACATTTATATACACGGAATAAAGTCCCATTTTAAATCTGTACAAATTTTTTTCCAAATATTTTCCTGTTCAAATAACTTTTCTCTACTTTTAAGGAGTGGAAAATAAATTAGATATTCATTTTTATTTAACAATTGAAAAAATTTATACAATGTATAAGAATAACTTAAAAAATTTTTTCTATCTTTTGGGCAATGTTTTTCAAACGGATCTTGTATTTCATTAAACATATTAACCAATTTAATCTGAAGTTCATTATTGATAATCAGCTGTTTATTGCCCGTTATTTTATGTATAATATTAGGAATATGTTCATAATATTTATTAAGTTTAATTTTTTTAAGAAATTCTTTTATTTTAATGTACGTGACTAAAGATTTGTCTTTAAGACGTTCTTTTTTAATTTCTACTATAAGCAAATTTATAACATCATTTGGTATAACAGTACCCTCGCGTCCCTGTATTTGATTAATCCATTCTTTGAAGTGATTTGTTCTTTTATAACTATAAGGTTTTATGTATTCGTGAGTCTCTGCATGATTCCATTCTGGAAGATTTGAAATATTACATTGTTCTGTCAACCCACAATTAAAACAAATGGTAATCCCTGCTGCGTTATCGTTGGTTGTTTTATAATTACATTCTTTACATCTAAACGTAGACATAGTGTTACACTGCGATGTTTTAGAAATTTCAGATGGAAAACATTTTTCCATATACATTTTATACATCTCTCCTCTATTATTTTTAGAATCAAGGGAAATGTATTTAAATATACCTTCTTCCGTGCTGTTTTGTACTGTAGTACACTCGTTGTTATCAATATCTTTAATAAACCCAATTGAATTAAATAAATATTCAGTCAAATCTGTATCGTTTTCGATGTTTTTAATCTTACGTTCTAATTCTGTTATTTTTTCAGCTATATTATTAATTTCTGATAAATTATTTTTTTTAAGACAATTTTCTTTAATTTTTCTAAATAAAATCAATTCTGAACGATATTTATCTAAATTGTTTTTATCTTCATCTATTTTTTTAATAGTTTCAAAGTGTTTGTCTATTATTGAAGTTCTAGAATCCGTGTGTACAGTTTTTTTTGATATTTTAAATGATGACATTTAATTATCTTTATAATGTATTTTTTTATATTAATATATATAAAAAGAAATATTAATTAATTAGATGATACAATTTTCTAATATTTTAACTGTAAAATGTTTAAGAAATATATGTAAGATTTATAAAATTAAATTTAGGGAATACGTTAAAAAAGACTCACTTTTAGACGTTATTAATAAGTCTATCGCGGCAAAGATAATTCAAAAAAAGTTTAGACAAAATATAGACTTTAATAGTATTTGTCCAATTTCACACGAAGAAAATAAATATCCTTGGGTGTGTATTAAAAGCGGTAAAAAATACATATACTACGATTTTAATACATTTATAATATATTTAAATAAAATGTCGGACTTTCGGGATCCATGTACAAGAATTAAATTAACCAATAAAAAAATAGAAGAAATTAACAGGTTAATCATGTATTATAACAAAAAAGATACTAATAAATTAATAATATCAGATGACATGATTAGAGATGTAGATCTTAATATATTGACATATTGTTTATATGATATTATAAACGATGTAAACAAAAAAAATTTAAATTTAGAAGAATCTTATAACATATATTTACCAAGGTTTATATTTTATTTTACACATCTTATAAACAATCATTCCAAAGAAACATCGGCAATGTTATTAAAAGCCTGTAAAGAAACACTACATGAACCTATTATTAACGATTATATAGACATAGTTCAAAATATAAATGCATTTAGAGATATTTAATTGCATAAAATAACTATATAAAGAAACATTATAGTATATAAAGAACACGGTAATTACATTATGACAACCTGTTCAATATGCGATCCGCGTTCTCAATATACAGATTGTATATGTAACTCTAATTTTAAAAATTTTAGTGAAATTTACGAAAAAATACGTCAAAATGACCTATATGAGGGGTTTAAAATAATTAAAAAATGGGATATTTCTACCATGACGGTGTGTTGTTGTTTCAATAGTATTATTAATACATCTCTTTATGTAAATAAGTATAACGAAGAAAATGGAAAAAAACAGTTTTATAATTGTGCTAGTATTTACGTGAGCGTTAAATACCAGAATAAACCTAAAGTTTCAGCCAAGATATTTTCAAATGGTAATATACAACTTGCTGGCGTTTTAAATCCAATGTCTGCGACTTATGCTATTAGAAAAATTTTCAAAAGATTAGAAGCTTTAAAGGCATTTTCGTCATCTCCTCAAATATCAAATGTGAGAGTATGTATGATAAATTCTGATTTTAAAATTGATAAAAATATAAAACAAACAGATTTATGTAAAATTTTAGATACTGCTAACTTAGAACATCTGAAAACTTATTCATTTAATCCAAATAAATACCCAGGTGTTAATATTAAAATGTTAGAACCGGATTTTAATAAAGTAATGTCATGTATTGTATTTAGACCCGGTAGTATTATAGTTACGGGTGGAAATGATATTACTTCATACGAAAAAATATACAATTGTATAATTAATATGCTTATTAAAAATAATTCGATGTTATCTATTCCTCAATAGTCTCTAAATTTTCAGCAAGGTCAAGATCTGTTATATCTATTTTAGACTCTGGTTTTTCTGTCTCTTCTTTTTCTGGGGTTTCGAGTGAAAGATTTGGTTCATTGTAAAATTGATCGAGTTTATTATTGATTTCTTTCATTTTAGAAAATAAATTATAAACAGAGTATACAATAAGTAAAACTATACATGTAATACCAACCTTAAAAAACATATCGGTATCGAATAAAAAAGACCCTGATTCTTTAGACATTTAACATTTATTAAATAATTTAAATAATTGTTTTTAACGTATAATTTATTCCGGGTCGTCTTCTTGGATTTCATTATCATCACTGGGTATGTCAATACCCATCAAAAATGATGTACGTTTAACAATTATGCCACTTTTGGGAGGGTATTCTTTTGAACTTTGTTGAACAATTTTGATATTATTATTAGTAAATATACCCATGTAATAATCTTTAGTAAACTGTTCTCTAAACAAATTATTTTCGCGACAGTGGTCATTAAACATCTGAGAAAATACCTTTAGGGGTACATACAAATTCTTTCCAAATACTACCTTTTCTGATTTCAAGAAATGTTGAAGAGAATTAGTAGTTTGCTCCATCTCTTCTTTATTTTCCTTAAAATATTGAGGAAGAATATTCCAGATTCCCTTTTTACCGTGAATTTTAAGTGTATGATAATATCCTCGAATACACATTTTCATAATGGTTGGAATTTCTTTCGCTAGTTTTTTATCAATTTCAGTATCTGTATTTACAACCTTTTTCCAAAAATTGACTACCGCTGTTCTCCGAGATACACTCTCAGAATTATTTTTGTATCTCATAATTTTATTACCACCCATCATCATTGGAACTTCCCAGTTAATAGTTTCATCTGATTTATATTTTTCGGAGTAAGTGTTACGACCTCCTTCTACCAAAAGCTGCCAATCTGTTTGTTCCATTTTAAAATTTTCGGCAATCTCTGGAGCCAAAACCATAAATTTACTTACGTGAGGTTTAATACCATACTTTGCATCGATATTATTTGCAATAATACCTACATCTTCTTCTTCATAAAATTTTTGAATAATTTTCATTACAATAGTACTTTTTCCGGCCCCTGCTTGACCAAGTAGATACAATAAAACTTGCCAATTATCCATATCTCCGAGGTTAAAACACATCCTGCCCATAAAAGTGCAAAACCATTTTTGTACTTCTTCTGTAAATTCTTGATACTCAAGCAAACTCTTAAATGTTGGACAGTGTTTCATAATATTAAACCATTCATCTTCAGAATATTGATCGTAATTATCGAATTTTACATCATGGTATTTTGCAGCAACAGACAAATTGTTTAGATAAGGGTGGCTTTTACCATATGGAACAAATACATCTGTGTATACGGGGGTTTCTCCTGGTTCAGCAGTATTATATTTAGTAATATAATTTCCATTTTTAAATGCGAACAAATGACGGTCTTTATTTAGTGAAGGAAGTTCTGGACCTACAAACTCATTGAAATATTTTTCTGCATTATTTATATTGCTAGTACCATTTGCTGTTGCATTTTTCCATTGATTAAAATTAATTTTATGATCTGTTTTTTGATAAATGTAATCTTTTATTGTACACTGTTTTTTCCACGCATGTGTATTGTATTTTTTGTAAATAACTGGTTTATACAAATTTCCTCCGGCTTTTGTAAAACCTTCTTCAGAAAACATTTCTAGAAGGTAAAGAAGAAGACATTGATAAGGTGTTTTTTTAGAATCATCTGTAAAACGAGCATATTTAAACAATACATCAGGGTCTTCATTACTCAACGAGTTTCTAGCTGGCTGATCTGTTTTATAAAGTATATAAACATCGCGAATTAGCCTTTCTGAATAAAAAATAACCTCGTAAATTTTATTCCATCTGTCTTGATAGTTCTGAAAATCTGATACACATTTCTTAAATTTGAAAAATACAAGCGTAGTTTCAAAAATAGCTTTTTCCAATTCAACAGCAAGCATACTTGTATCAATAGTTTCTAAATCTGTAATACCAAGTTTTTCGCATACAGCAATGATGAGATCTTTTTCCCCGTTAATTGACCATTTTTTATCTAAAATATGAAAATATTCTAATAGTTTTTCCTCGTCTGCCTGATCTATTTTTTCCTTGATATCATTTGTCCAATTAACAGGTGGCTTAGTCATTACTGAATATAATTCATTATAAAATATTTTTTTATATAATTTTATTATGTAATATTTGAGGTTAAATTTATTATTTAAAATGCTCTTTTAAGAGTGTATAATGAAGTCATATTTAATTTTTTTAAAAAACGGCGAAATTTTAGTTAAAAAAACAAACTTAAACGTTTTTGATATAACAAAATTCAAAGATTTTGATTCATTTAAAATCTATTCAGAGTACATAGTTATGTATAATAAAAGTGAAAATTCTGAACTAAATCTAACAGTGTTAAATTTTACGACTGATAGGTATAATTCGGATATAGGTTTATTGAAAATTGAAAAAGAATTAGATATAAAATCGTTGACATTAAATAACTATATAAAAGTTTTAGAACGGGAGAAATATGAATTATATGAAGAAGACACGGATGTCTTTGATATTACGAGATGTTATAAAGATATTATTACATTTTAAGCTAATTTAGTAACTAATTTTTGCGTTGGTACTTTTTCGCGCCCTTCAATGTAAATATAATCGTGTAAATATTTCGCTTTTTCTTGGGGGTTCATTTCAGTTGTTTTTTCAATATCTTCAGAGAAGAACTTATATATTCTATCGTATACATCTCCTTTTGTAACAGGTTTACTTACGGATGTATTTTTAAGTTCTAACTTTGAATCATCGCCAACGTGACACACATCAAGATCGTTACTTGACATAAAATTTAAAACTTCATCTTGTTTTTGCTTTTTTTTCTGCGTTAGTTCTTTAATTTTATCTTGGTAAGGTTTCATTTTTTTCTTAAGATCTTTAATTTGATTATCTATATCATTATAATCTCCTACGTCTTTTTTAAAGAATTCAATTTCTTGATCTGAAACAGGCAACTCCATTTAATTTAAACTTTAAATGTATTATTTTTTTAAATTAATTCAGTTTTTCTAACATTCTATATAAATAATAAGAATTTAATAAAAATATCAAAATAATAATAATACAATAACATTTTATAGGGAATAGAAATTTATTAAGTACTTCGTTTAATTCGGTTTGGCTTTTTTCGTCTAAAAATTTAGAAAACATATTAAATATAATGATATAATGATATTTAATATTTAACATTTAATCGCTAAATGCGCCTGCATCATCTAGATCATCATCTGGTGCAGAATCGTAAGAATCAATGTCAAATGTGTTGTCATTTTCATTTTCATTGTCATCTACGTCGCTTCCTTCGCTATCATCAGAAGGCAAAAATTTACCTTTAGACTCATCATCGGTTTTTTCGTCTTCTTTAATAAGAGCGGATAAGTCTAATACCTTGCTTACGGCGATTTTCTTCTTGATTTTTTTGATTTGCTTTAACTTTTTCGGAACAGTTAGTTCTTCTGGAAAATCAACAAGTTTTACTGGAAAAATGTTAACATGTTCGATAGTTTTGTTACGTACGTTTAAATCTATTCTTAATTCTAGTTGAGAAATTGTTTCTTTGTTTTCAAAAAATAAAGGCATATTCAATCGTTTAAGAAAGTAGTTTATGTTAGCTTCATGGGTAGCATTTAATTCTCTGGGTAAATGAGAAGAAATTTTAAAAAGATTTATGCTCGTTTTAAGCTTTTTGACATAATCAATAATAACTTCGCTAATTTTAACTTGAGATGTACACTTTGTCGTGTTTTTACCAATTAGCGTAGGCTCTTTAACTTTTTCAGTATAAAAAAACTTACATTTATTTTTTTTCTTGGTCTCGAGTGATTCGCATTTGAATATCCTGAAAGTTCCATCGGTTGTAATTTTTTCAAAAAAGAATGCACGGTTTCCGCAATCGCAATTCATCGTATATACAATATTTATATCCTATAATTTTAAGCATAATTATTTTTTGTAATAATTTAAAGGAATAACGGATATTTATGTATAATCTATAATGATTACAAATGTTTACCCCAAATATGAACCAAAAACAAATTGGGAATATCAAACAAAGGTAAACATGAACATTAGAGATCTTCAAGGAAAATACCCAAATGGTTGTCAATGCTGCGGAAATATTTACACAAGGGATAAATTTTCAATTTTAGTAAACAGTCACTTCAAAACTAAAAAACATCAAAAAATGTGTATGGAACCTGCTAATGTTATATTCGAAAATGACTTTCGAAGTGTTAATGACATAAACACAGCTTATGAAGAAACATGTAGAGAAAACAGGCAGCTAAAACGTCTTAATTATGAACTTTTTCAAAAAATTAAAAATCTAGAAGAACAACTTAGTGTTTATAAATTTCCTGGAGATACAAACCTTATAGATATAATTTAAAGGAATAATTTATATACACTTATAATGGACCGTGTAGAGCAACTGAAAACTATTCAAGATGAATGTCGCGAACTTTTTTCTAAGAAAAATTCAGATTATGGTGATGCTTTTGCCACATATGGTATAGTAGGTGTTATGGTAAGAATCGGAGATAAACTCCAAAGATTTTCTAAAATTACATCAAAAAGCGTTGAAATTGAAGTCACTGATGAAACACTACGCGATACTCTAATGGATCTTCACAATTACGCGGCGATGGCTATTATGACACTTGATAAATCTAAGTAGATTTATTACAAAAAAATATAAAGTATAGGTACAATCATGATTAATAATTTGTATTCAATTGATTATGACTGAATCTCTAGACGGACTGCGCAAATTTCACAACTGGATCAAATCTCGTCTTATATCAGATGCTCAGCGAAAAACCAATGGAGAATATCTTTTAGATATAGCAGTTGGCAGAGGCGGCGACATAATGAAATGGACTAATGCGAGATTAAAATTTGTTACGGGGTTTGATATCGATGCAAAAAGTATATACGAGAAGAATGCTTTTGACGGAGCAATCAAAAGATACAATTCTGTTAAACATTTACCAAATGTTCCTCGATGTTACTTCTGGAAAATTTCAGCAACCGATCCTTTTGTTCTAAACTTGATTAATGGTAAAGACAATGCTAAAATATACGACATAGTTTCGTGTCAGTTTTCATTTCACTACTTTGTAAATGATATGGACATAACATTGAACTTGATTTCTAAAAAACTTAAAACGGGTGGATACTTCATCGGAACATCGGCAGATGGGGATGTTATTAACAGTTTTCTTGCAGTTCACGGCAATGACTTTGAAAACGAAGTGTTAAAAATAAAAAGAAATACTGATCCGGGAATGTATTCATTTGATCTAAAATCGCTTAAAACGTCTCGAGAGACATATTTTGAATATCGAGGTGTTTCAAATGAATACTTTCTTTATAGAGATCACTTAATTGAAAAATGTAAAAGGCATAATCTCGAATTGATCGAAATTAAAAATTTTTCCGAACTTTACGATGAATATAAATTTAATTTAACACGTAACGAACAGATGTGTAGTTTTTTAAATTTTTCATTTGTGTTCAAAAAAGTTTAACGTTTTTTAGAATTAGACTTAGACTTAGACTTAGACTTAGAACCACTCTTCACTTTTTTCCAGGCCTGTTTTAATGTAATACCTTCTTTGTGTTTAAGCTTCATTGCCTTCGCGGCAAGATCAGAGCCTTTTTTGGAAGCCGGTTTATCTTTTTTACCAGCACATCTACCAGTTTTTTCGCTACGAGTCTGATAATCTTTACATTTTTTCATGTATTTGTCAGTTTTTGGATTGTAATCATAACCCGCCAAGGCAGGTGGATAATATCCTTGGCCTTTTTTACCATACATAAGAATTGCGTTTAGATGAGATATTGCTTTCTGTACTTTCGACATTTAATTATTACATAAACTACATTTTTAATTTAAATTTAATTTATTTTTCAAATATCTCTTAAAATTACTCGCTTCACGCCAATCGTCTGTTATTCCTGGAGAAGTCTGCGATCCAAATGTATCAGATATATTTAGAAAATTTAAGTTTACATATTCCTTAAACGTGTTAAAATCTTGGAGCAATTCTAGATAATAACTTTGATTTTTTTGTTCATTCGTATACACAATAAATTTCTCTATATTACTTTCAAAAACTGTACGTATCAGTCTCCAAATATTATCGTACATACTATTCTTTTTGTTTTGTTTATCTATTTTTTGAATTTCAAATTTCCATTGTTCTTTACCGATATCTTTCAATAGATATTTTACTCGTAGATCAGTCAAATTCTTTTCAATACCCAGTTCGCGTTCTGGAATAGTTCCGACAAGCCATTCTGCGTGGCGATAAAATCTATATATATTGGTAAATGCCGTTACAATGTCTACCCTGTTTGGAAAAAGATTTGTAGCTGTCCGCA